CCATTTGCATTACGTTCTAAATGAGCAAGTTCCGGAGGAAATTTAAAACTTGGATCGGTTGCAAAAGCTGCACCAACTAAACTATTAGATGTAGTCCCCGTTACTTCATAAAAGACTGCCCGAGTACGATAAGCCTCATAAGCACTTTTATTTGCAGGTGATTGATCATGAGCATTTGGCATCGGCAAATATTTTTCACCTTTAGCCTTAACTGCATCTTCACCTTCACAAACATCATCAAGTTTTTGCCAGTATGGCAAGTTCTTAACATATTCAGCATGTTGAAAAGTTACATCACTCATCGAGCAAATCCCATATCAGCAAAAAAGGCTTCAAAACCTTCATGTAATTCATTAAATGCATCTGAGGCTGCATCCACTTGGTCATCATGTGTACCGTTAGGAAAATGACGAAGCTCATCAATAAAGTCCTTGTTCCATTCACCTTTGAGCATACGTACATTTCCTACGTTAACTTGAGCCGCAAATGGTTGTGCCCGTGTGAGCTTGTCACCTGAAATTGGTTTGGCTATCACGTTATAACCAGCAAGAAGCTTCACAAATGAACTAGCTTGCGATTTACCAGCTTGACCGGGGTCTTGTGGTAGACGCACAGAAACTTTTTTCCCATCTATTTTTGCTGTTTGTTCTAAGCGCTTATTCACATTGTCAGGTCCAAGCTGTCCTCTAGTTACATCGACAATGTAAGTAAAACCATCTGCGCCTAGAGCTTCTCGCACACCTACTGTAAAGTCGCCCTCATTTTCGGTAGCCCCAAAATCCCAAGCCCTAACTTGTTTCAATACATCCGCAGGCAAAGCATCAACAATTTGAATATTGTCGGGCTTAAAAAAACCGCCTGCTGGCGGTGATGGCATTTGACGATATTGTCCGGCAAAAACATACGGCGCAGCTTGCTCCATTTGCCTTAACTTTTGGATATTGTGTTTTGCTGGCCATAGTGCGGATCCGTCTTCCTGAATAGCTGAAAGACATAGATGCTCCCACACTTCACCATTTCCACCAGCTACAGGAACGCCGTCTTTTCTATCGCCTAACAACCAACCTGCTAAATCATCCTCATGCAAACGCTGCATGATGACGATAATCGGTGTATCTGGTGAGTTAGTACGCGACTCAAGGGTGTTTTGGAACCAATCAATTACCCCTTCTCGAATTGTTTTAGAAGAAGCTTCATGCGCTTTGTGTGGGTCATCGATAATGATGCATCCACCAAACCCATCACGAAGTTTACCCGCACCAAAACCAGTAATCGTACCGCCTGTACCAGTCGCATAGCAGACACCGCCTTGAGAAGTCCTCCAGAAGTCTTTAGCCTTACTATCATCACGCAATGTGAGATCAGGAAAGACCTTTTTATACGCCTCCTCTTGTACGAGTGTTCGAATCTGGAAGGCGTTATTTGCGGCAAGCATTGCCGAGTAACTGATATGAATAAACTCACAGTCAGGCTTCTTTCCGAAACACCAAGCCATAAAATTAATTACAGCAATTTCAGTTTTAGAATATCGTGGTGGAACGTTAATAATTAACCGCTTTATCTCTCCGCGATAAACTTTCATCAAAGCTTCACAGATTTCTAAGTGGTGCCAGTTCTGCATCCATTTATAACCACGGCGCTCCTTAAACATGTACCTTGTGAAGAAATATAAATCTTCTTGCGCCTCGATCCGGATGGCTTTATCCCGAGCCGCATCAGTACTCATCTAAGACTTCCCTCCGCGCTTTTAAGTAATCTTCCATTGGAACTGGAATTTCTGAATTAACTGTTTGGACTGGACCGCCGTCTTTGCCTGTAATTTCTTGGCGGTTAGTAAATTGACCACCAATGTCTTTAGCGGCTTGCTCAAGAATTTTTAAGGCTGTTTTGACGTTCCGAGTTCTCTCCAGTTGTTTTTGATATTGCTTTAATCTGTAGTACTTACTAGCAATTGGAATATCAATTAAACCCTTGTCAAACTCTTCTCGGGTTTTCTCAAAAAGCTCAACATATTTTTGGCTTAAATTACGGCCTGAATATTTGGTTGGGTCATATGCTTGGCACTGGCTTCGGCTAATTTCCACATCAAACTCTTGTTTGACGTTTTCCACCACTTCCTGAGGTGTATCACGGCAAGCAAGAGACTGAACTATAAATATTTTCACAGGCTCTTTTAGTGCTGCCATAAATTCCCCTTCGTACAGCTACGTACAGCAAACAGGACAAAAAAAGAGCCAAAAGGCTCAATTGATTACACAATTTCCGCAGCATTTTGAAATATCAAGATTCGAAACAAACGGCGGATTCTTTGCGACTTCAATAAGTCGCTTAACATTTTTGCTTGGGCCATAACGTTTAACTACGCCAATAAACTCTTCAACGTCATGACCTGCAAGATAGTGCTTAGGAAGACCAGAACTATCGCTATAAACAATTTCTCCGTCCTCGTCTCTCATCACTCCAATGTGATAAAGCTCATGTTCAAGCAAGTAACAGAACTCTGTATCATTTGCACGCTCACAAAAAGAAGCGTCGACAGTTATTAAGTAAGTTGGCACAAAGCCGAACCAGTCTCGCATCTGTTGCTCTTGTCTAGCTTTGCGCCAGCCACCAACATTGAACATGACTTTTTCACATTGCCCCAGCACCATCGCCTGCTTGCTTTTATATGCAGAAGAGGCCCAAGCAAATGCTAAAAATTCTTCATTATCGTGGAGCAGCTCAGCTATGTGATCATGATCGGGGTTATAAAGAGGTCCACCAATAGTTAAGTAATTAGCAACAACCCATTTTTTTAGATCTGGTGCTGGTGTTAGTCTAATTGCTTCCTCTTCATCTGCTTGATCAATAAAATCAGTCGGTGGAAATGGTCTGATCTGCTCCATTAAAAATCTGCCTCTTTAAGTTTTTAAGCCACTGACTAGCGAAATGAGCTTGGATCTGCAATGGACCATATTCATTAATCTTAAATCTTGGTGCTGCCTCTAACCGAACAACGGTATATCCCATTTCTTCAGCAACATCGTAACGGTCCAAACTCCACGCCTTTGTTGCCAGCTTGCCCTTTCGCCCACCAGACCAAGGTCCACCAGCAATTTCAACTAAAATACGATATTCAATTAAATGAAAATCAAAACGCCAATGCTTAGTAGACTTAAACTGGAATTTCTTTTCGTATTTAATTTCCAGATTGTCTAAAGCTTCAGTAAATTCTTCCTCTGCCTCTAAGTACTTTTGAGTAGCTTTAGGTAGCGGTCTGGATTTAGGCTTGGTTTTAGGTTCTTTTTTCCGAGTAAGCCAAAAGTATTCTGTAGAATCCATTATTCTCACCCATAAAAAAACCGCCCTAAGGCGGTGGCTAAACTCACAGGCAATATAGTATTACTTCTTAAAAGTTGCCTTATAAAGCTTTGAATTAAAGTAATCCGTAATTTCTTTACCTTCGGTTTGAATTTTTTCCTCATTTGAAGGTAAAAAATCTAATTCAGATTTTAAGCTCATAAACTCTGGAATAAATTTTTTAATTGGCGGAGGTGGTTTAGGTCCACCTTCTGTAATTTTTTCGATTAATCCAGCTAACCATAAAATATACTCACCTTCTGAATTATGAGGAGGAATCAAACTCACATCTATTTTTACTTTACATTCATCTAATGGTCTACTAAACAATTCAACAAAATCAATAAAATTATATTTTAATTTAAATTCTGTTCCCTCAATTTCTCTGCGTATACATGTCATAAGTAAGTTCATATTTTCAATACAGTCATGTGAAAACAATTCCTCATCTTTAATTTTGTTATAAATATTTTCCGCAAACATGAGATACTGTGGCATTTCGGCAGCTCCTCATTTTTATAAAGTATTTTTCTTAAGGTAGTCCTATTATAACAATGTTGCAACAAGAAATTTTCCATTTTTAGTTTAAGGAAATTTTAAAAATTATAAAAACGATTATATTCAATAAATTAGTACGAATAAAAGCTAGGGAAGTTTGATTTTTCTATTGAGCTTTAAAATGGATTATTGTGTTTAAATTATCAATTTAAAAAGCTTGCCTAGTAGGCAAGCTCCCCCTTTTTTTGATATTTGCGCTGATCAATAAGGTTAGTGTTACTTAAAGCAACACACTGATAATACTGAAATATTTAAAAATAAAAAAGCCCACTTCCTATTTTTATTCAGAAATGGGCTTAGCGAAAAAAAACGCTTAGACCTGAAATAGGAAATATCTATTCGGAAATATCTCCAACTTCATATTGGCATAATATTTAAGCACTAGCAATAGGGATTGAATTAAAAATATCAAATATTCATATTTAAATAGATAAAGATTTCTTTTTTAAATAGTTTTATTTTTAGCCTACATAATTTTTTTACTTATCAAGAGTTATAAAGAATATGTGCCCATCAATAGGTAATACTTAATAAGGTCTTATGTGCAGTAACCATTAGGCTCTAGAGAGTAAGAACTCAAACTGACTAAAAATAAAATAATTAATTTTCAATATCAATGATCATATACTGCAAAGTTATGTATATTCCAACTTCTCCATTGTTGAGTGCCTCATATAAGTCTTCATCAACGAAATCTCCAGATTCATCATATAGCCATTTATGAATTTGAATAATTTGTATATTCCCTTTTTTGTCTATTATTGCTATTGGATCTATTACGGACCGAACTATCACCTTCTTCTTCGTCTCAACATCAAGCAATGTGATAATTGTCATTTTAAAATCCTTATAAATATCCTGTATAACAACTACTCTCAATCAATAAAGATTTTTATATTTAAATTACTTAAATAGCAATCTTTTCAATCTAGAAAATAAATAAAAAACACTTCAATAGTATGTGCCTATTAGAAAAGATACCTTAAATATTCTACTAGCAATAAAAAACCGCTTTAAGGGCGGTTCATCTAAAATTCACAGGTACTTAATGAAGATTTTTTTTCTGTCTTTGCATCTTTCTGGGCTCACAAATTTTTCCAATAAAGTTAGTTAACCACAAAATACTTTCTTCACGATCTTCAAAATGAGGTATAAGGCTTAAATCTACTTTTATTTTGCGATCAGCTAAAGGCAAACTTAAACAATGTTCAAAGTCTATTGAGCTGTACTTCAATTTGAGTCTTTTTTCTGCAGCTTGATTCTTTATCTCAGCCATAATGCGATTTAGATTAACAATCAAATTATTTGAAATTTTATTATTTTCATATACCCGTTCGTAAACTGTCTCAGCTACATCAATGTAATTTATTAGCTCTACATTCTTATTCATGACATTTGTACTCCGTTTTTTATAATTATCCGTCTAAAATAATGTTTATTTGAGTTACTAAATTCATCACGTACGTAAATATTGTTAAAGTTTTATCACTTATTTTTAATTTAAATATTTGAATTTATTTAATAATTTTATAATTTACTAATATTTATATACATCTTTGTTCTTAACACCCCTTTTTTCTATCACTTGCCCATTGAGTTCACCACCCACACAGATATTCATTATAAGTACCAGTTTTTAATCAGACTGGACTATAGCACAAAACAAAAAAGCTCATCATTTGATGAGCTTTTAATTAAATCACTTAGGTCTGCAATGCTACAAGCTGAGTACTAAACAGATTAATTACCACACCATTCGCAAACATGGATAAAGCAATAATTGAATGTTTTTTTACCATACGCACCTCCAGCAAACTTAATGAAACAGTTGAATAGTTAGTTAAACAAGACAACAAAAAAGATAAGCAAAAGGCAACTAATCCTAGCACTACAAGTGGAACTGAACCACTTATGCATTCCTCTACAACAACAGACCTAAGTAATCTATTCTTTTATTATAACATTAATTTTCTAAAGCAAATTAAAAAAGCCCACCAAATGATGAGCTTTAATACTAGTGATTTACTTACACTTCGAACACTATAGCACGAATATGTCATATCTCTGCGCGCAATGCAATAATTCTACTCGATGATCATTAAATTTTGTAATTTCGTATCTAAATCTATATCGGTCTTTGCCCCTAATTCTTTTCTTAATAGATGAACAACTTTATTAGCATTCATATTTGATTCATTTATTAAATCAGTTATTAATGGGCTTATTTCTCTAGAATCAATTTTAATTTTTTCACCAAGCACATTCATCGAATTTAAGTAACCTTCAGACTCTTTAAGTTTTTCATCAAAATATTTTTGTATCAATGGAATTCTCTCAATTCCCTCTCCAAATAACTTGATTCTTTCATACTCTTCAGAAGCATTATTAAATAGCTTAATAGATCTAGAATGTCTGGAGGATAACTTTTCAATTTCGCTGTTCGAAATAATTAATGGATTAATTTTTTCCTGTAAATTACGAAATTTTTCTATAAAAACATCTAAAAATTTATATATTTGTTCCTTCGTTGAAGTTTCACAAATAAATGCTGCTTTATCAAGTGAAGTACTAAAAGCATGAACTAGATTTTTTTGCAATTCCCAATTTTTATCTAATTCTGATAATAATAATTGAAAACCTAAGATCATTTTTGAGTAATTTTCAACTAGCTCTAGATATACATTTTTCCTTGTCTCCGCAAGTCTTGCTTCTTTTTGCAAATGCAAAGATGTTCTCCACGAGAAATACACACCTACTGCAATTGCAATACCACCTATCACTGCCCCCCAAATAGTTCCCCACTTTTGAATTTGAGCAGCTTCAATTGTTGCTTGAATTACTGTTATTTCATCTGCCATTAATAATTACCTTAACTAATATTTCATAGATTTTGACAAATAGATTCAAGTCTACTATCTAGCCATGTTTCTGCTGCTAACAAATATTTATCAATATTTCTTCGATCAACTTTTGTATGTGTAGCCAGAACTGCAACTGGATACCCTTTTAAATAATAAAATTCGATCCATTGGTATAAATCTGGTCGAGATAACTTTAACTGCATGACTAAATGATCAATTGCAACTAGTGCTTCATCATTCAAAGTAACCTGAATACCTTTAGATTTAAATCCCTCTTTTAGTCGCATTAATCCTAAACTTGGAGATTTATAAATTAATTCACTAGGATTAAAAGAGGCATTACGTGCCCATTTCCCCCACTGTGCAAGCTCATTCTGCATCATTCTGACTGTTGGCTTAATTTTCACTTCGATATTCATCAGTTTTTACCTCTCACCAATTGCTCAATTTGTTTAATTGCTACACCTGCTTTAACTTGTTCTGTGCAGAACCGTAAAACTGTAAAACCCATCATTGACGCAGAGTTATACTTCTCCATATCCCCGATGTACCCTTTCCCTCTTGTATGGCGACCTCCGCTCCAGATCCCGCCTTCCACCTCGACTAAAATCTTTGTTCCCGTTATTAAAAAATCTGCTCTCCATTTACGTTCAGGATGGAATTTATATTCCTGTTCAAAATCAATCTTGCATGCTCTTAAATGCGTTGCCAGAACCATTTCACCCACACTTGGTTGTCTGGCAACTTGCTTTGCTGAACGCCGCTTTTTATTTTTCTTTATCGGAAATAACTTGCGGTATTCAACAATGCTGACTGATGACATCAAGCACCACCTTTCAGCAAAAGGTCTAATTGATTAGCAAAGCAGTTATAAACTCGCGCTTTATCCTGATCACCAAAAAGGCTGGATGAATGAGCATCTTGTTTATACTTTTGAGCCAGTTTTTCAATTGACTCCCTTAGTTCAACCAGAGTGCTTTGCTTTTTGCCGCTGAGTGGTTCAATTGAGCGCGATACGTGGTCAGCCATTTCTTTTTCCATATGTTCGAAGTAACTTTGACGTGCTAAATCTCTCGACTTGATTAGCTCTGGTGAAATAAGCTTTTCCATTTCACGCCGTTGCGCTTCAATCCATTTACTGTCCATTATTTAAGCCCTCTACAGTTAAAATTGCGCTCTGCAATTCATTCCTCTTTTGAGTTATCAAAGAGCCTGTTCTTGGATACTTATTTCTTAATCCACCATTCAGCTTGAAATAACGCCTCAGGTAAGCCTTTGCCTCTGGAAGACCACCATACGAATTAATTAATTGCTCAGCTTTACAGTGGTTGCATTTTTGCATTTTCACTATCCCCGTATATTGATTCGTGGTCTTTCAAACGCTTTTCTAAACTTGAGAATGTGACCATGTCACCAGAAGCTCGATAGTTAGAAATGGCAGTTTTTACAACCTCATAACCACCAGCCTGATTAATAATTTCAACTGACTTCACCAGACGCTTGAGTTCAGAAAGGTCTACAAAATATTTTTCTCGGTCAGCCTTGCTAATCTCTACACTTTGACCACATTGGAACTCGAAACCTTCATTCCACTCAGTTGCATTAGAAGGGGCTGAATCAACGATTTCTTTCGCGTATTGCAGTCCTTTATCTCTAATCAATTTAGTTGCTTTCATGTCTGGCTCCTTTCTCATCAAGCTCTTTACGCGCCAACCACCACAAAACCACCGCACCGCAAAGTACTGCTGTTACACACGAAATGAGTAAGCCCCATCCCAAAAACTCGAATTTGGTCATGCTGATTTCTCCCAACTGACGTCTATCAGGCTTGGTCTAAACACCACAACACAGCAACCAAAAGGTGCATTCGTTTTAGAACCGCCAAACTTTAAGCGGCCACGAATAAAATGAATTTCACGACCCAAACAATAGTCTTGAAACCAACGGGCATCAGTGCGAACAGGAACGAGTGCAACTACCGTATGCCCTTTACTTGCTGTTTCCGCTGCCTTAGCAACCCAATCGATGATTTCTTTGCCGTAAGGTGGATTCATCCAGCATGTCCCAGTCCACTCTTGCTTTAGACCATCAATTTCAGGTGTAAAATAACGTTCACATTTAGCGTTTTCAGGCAGAGCACAAACGTCTAAATCAAAGTTAAATACTCGATCCAATTTTTCGAAAAAATCTTGCGGCGTAGCCCATACATCAGTTCGATCATCAGCTAATCCAAATAACTTATTTTTTGTCATGGAATTCATACATTCACCCCATCAATCAATCGCTGAATATTTCTAGGAATTGGCATGCCCTCCCGGCGGCACATCTCTGCATATTCATGTGGATTGTCAAAAGGATCTGGCCCTAACTCTTGTTTAAGTTCTGGCTCTTTTTCCGTTGTTTGAAGCTTTTGTACTGGTGCAGGTTTACGGCCATTAATCCTTAACCTTTCCATCAAAGATTTGAGATGCTTTTGCGCTTCGTCATTGCTTACTGGGGTGTGTTCAGGTTCTTTATGCTCTAGTTGTAGCGGTGGAGTGTAAAACTCTTGCTGACGGCCTTTTAACTGAGCTTTAGCAACCATCACGTTGTAGGTCCCGAAGAAATTATCTTGAGCTGCTCGCATTTGGCCGGCTTCGATCAAATACATCACTTCGTCTAATGCATATTTTGTAATTTGTGTAATAACCACGGTACGGTCAGTCGTAAACTTACATGCACGTGACCAAGCTTCCTCTGGAGACATCCAACTTTCACCGATACACCAGGTGCGAAATTCAGCAAATGACGGCATAAAACGCCCACCTGCTGTAAGTAATCGAGCAAGTGCGTTGTTAAATTGATTTTTTTGAACGCCAACCAGTGTTTTAAGTGCAATTTGCTCAACTACTGACAGAGGAATTGCACTTTCGCCTGTTGCTGGAAATTGCTTATTGAACTGAGCAGCGTAAACAGTGCGAAGAGAAGCGATTAATTGACGCACTTCGTTCAAGGTAATCTCATGCATGACCTACCTCCTCAATCATTGGAAACTTTTTTGCCGGGGTTACATCCAAAATTTGAGATTCGCTTTGTTCCTCAAAAAGATTGGCGAAATAACCCGGCTCTTGTGGTTTTTGACCGGTTGAAGTGATTTGCTCTTGTTTCTTGCGGTTAGCAGCAACTTGTTTCTCGTTGTTTTGAACCCAAGAGAACCACTTAACCAACCAGATGCTTGGTGTATTCAACGAACTTGATTCGTTTGCAAAGTACCAGTCACCGAAATTTTGAATCATGGTTCTCAAGTCGATTTCAGGTACAGAAACAAATCTTTGTTGAGCAAGTGAGATGAAATCGTATTGAAACTCGCTGTATTCAGAAATGAATTCACGCATTGAGTAACGCTTGTGATCATCGATCTGATACTGAGCAAATTGAATTGGGGTTAATTGCGAATTTTCTTCACGCGCATTACTACTACTATCTATATATTGGTTATCGGTTAACGGTTTATGGTTAAGGTTTTTTTGGCTTTCACTTTCAGAACCCAAAATTAACCCACTGGGTTTTTGTGGGTTTTCAGAATTAACCGAGTCGCCTTCACTTTGGTTTTCTTTTGGTTTTTCCTTACGTGGACGCCCACCTTTCTTACCATTTTCACGATTTTTATCCCCTACTTTTTGATAAGCGGCGATTTCTGAATCACAACGTTTGTTGTGAAACCCGTCTTCCTCTTCCACAAAAAACTCTTGCAGCACAATTAATACTGCATCCCTTTCTTCTTGGGTATTTGCACGTAACCGACGAAAAACCGACTGGGTTTCTTTGGGTAATGGTTTTTCATTCAAATAATAGAAATCGAGAGCACGGCGATAAAAGCACTCTTCAACTGGGCTAAGGTGCGCTGTAGCAACCATAAAGTCGCTGATATGGTGGAGATATTTATACATCAGTGACTGCTCCTAATTTTACAAGACCGCGCATTTCCAACTGACGAATAATTCTTGGAGGAATAAATTCGTTGTTGATTTTGTAGCGAATACGAGACTTTTCTTTCACCTGAATTAGTTTGTGCCCATCCTCCATGAGACGGCGAACTGCTATAGCCTGCCCCCCCATATGGGTTAATTCTTCAAGTTGATAAAATCTTTCCTGAGCCTCAATTGCGGCATTCATAACTGAAAGTGGCATGGCTGCTAATTCTTTAGCCGAATAGATCTTTACTGGTTGTTCCAGTGGAATTACCACCTCTAGCGGTGTGGTGGAAACAGAAATATCCTGTTTTCTTCTTGCTGCATATCTCACTTTTCACCACCCTTTGGCTTAACATAGCCTCCAAAAGAATCAACCAAACACGCCTTGGTTAAGCTGGTTACAATCTGTTGTGCTAACCATTGCGTTATGCGAAATTGACGAGCCATAGCCTCTGAAAATTCAACCTTGGTTACCGCCGCATTATTTTCGTCATACCCTTTGTTGCGTAAATTTTGCTTTTTCACCTCAAATAGGTGGCCAAGTACTCGCAAAGCAGGCTCATAAAATGATTGAACTTGCTGCATTTGTTTATGATCAGGTTGGTTTTGGAATTTAGAATTCATGACACCTCCGCTAATGCTTGCTCAGCGCTTGTTAGTCGGCGTTTAGCGTTAAGTTCTGCAACTGTTGC